TAACTTCAAAAAGTTATATAACGACAGTGATGTCACTAAAAGAAATAAAAATGGTCAAACAAAATCTGGTTTATATTCTTTGTTTATCCCAATGGAATGGAACTTTGAAGGCTTTATTGATGAGTATGGAAGACCAACCTTTAATACTCCAGAGCAACGAGTTTGTGGACCAGACGGTGAACTAATTGAAATAGGTGTAATTGACAACTGGGAAAACGAAGTTGATGGATTAAAAGACGATCAAGATGCTTTAAATGAATTTTACAGACAGTTTCCTAGAACCGAAGAGCACGCATTTAGAGATGAAACAAAAAATAGCTTGTTTAACTTAACAAAGATATACGAGCAAATAGATTATAATGAAGGCATTAGAAACACATCGGTAGTAACTACTGGTAGTTTTCAATGGACTGGAGGGGTTAAAGACACAAGTGTTGTTTTCCATCCAGATCCTAACGGTAGGTTTAGAGTGAGTTGGGTACCACCTCAACACCTTCAAAATAGAGTTATAATAAAAAATGGTGTTAAATACCCTGGTAATGAACATATGGGTTCTTTTGGTTGTGATAGTTACGATATTAGCGGAACTGTAGATGGCAGAGGATCTAATGGTGCTTTACACGGGTTGACAAAGTTTAGCATGGAAGACGCTCCTGCTAACACCTTTTTTTTAGAATACGTAGCTAGACCACAGACCGCAGAGATATTTTTTGAAGATGTATTGATGGCTTGCATATTTTATGGTATGCCTATACTAGCTGAGAATAACAAACCAAGATTATTATACTATTTTAGAAGAAGAGGATATAGAGGGTTTAGCATGAACAGGCCTGATAAAGTGTGGAACAAGTTGTCTACCGCTGAAAAAGAAATAGGTGGAATACCTAATTCTAGCGAAGATATTAAACAAGCTCACGCTGCAGCAATTGAAATGTATATCAACGATCACGTTGGTCATTTAGGAGACGGAGACTACGGTACTATGTACTTTTTAGAAACGTTGAATGATTGGGCGAAGTTTGATATAAACAAGAGAACAAAGTTCGATGCTGCCATTAGTTCTGGTTTAGCTATAATGGGTTGTAATAGACACTTATACTCACCAAAAGGTCCTTCTTCGAGAGCTAAATTGAATGTTAACATAAGTAAGTATAATCAAGATGGTTTTGCATCTTCAATAATTAAAAAGTAAATATGGCTGAGTCAGTTGTAAAAAGTTATTTTCCAAGTCAAGCAGTAAGCGATACTGAGAAAATGACGTCAGAGTACGGTTTAAAAGTAGCAAAAGCAATAGAGCAAGAGTGGTTCTCAAGTGACCGTGGTTCTAGAGCAGGTAGACATATAAGTACTAAAAATGATTTTCATAATCTAAGGCTATATGCTAGAGGTGAGCAGTCTATACAAAAGTACAAAGACGAGCTATCTATCAATGGTGATTTAAGTTATTTAAACTTAGACTGGAAGCCTGTGCCTATTATACCTAAGTTTGTAGATATAGTAGTAAATGGTATATCAGAAAGAACTTATGATATAAAAGCTTATTCTCAAGATCCGTTTGGAGTGGAGATGAGAACAGAGTATATGGAGTCTATACTTCGAGATATTAGATCAAAAGAGTATACTGACTTAGTTAGGCAAGCTACTGGTGTTGATTTGTCAGAAAATGACACACTTGAGATGCCTGAAAACGAAGAAGAGTTGAAACTACACATGCAGCTAACATACAAGCAAGCTGTAGAGATAGCTGAAGAACAAGCAATAAGCGTGTTGCTAGAGGGTAACAACTACGAGCTTATAAAGAAAAGATTTTTCTACGACCTTACTGTATTAGGTATAGGAGCTGTTAAAACGAGCTTTAACACATCTCAGGGTGTTACTGTTGATTACGTTGATCCAGCAAACTTAGTTTATTCTAAAACTGAATCTCCGTACTTCGAAGATATATATTACGTTGGAGAAGTTAAGCATGTACCTATCAATGAGTTAGTAAAGCAGTTCCCTGACTTAACCGAAGAGGAGATACTAGATATATCTAAAACAAACAACTACGACTTAGGTAACTACAATACTCAAAGAGATTATGATAATAATCAAGTTCAAGTGTTGTACTTCAACTGGAAGACTCATAAAAACGAAACTTACAAAGTAAAAGAAACTGGATCAGGTGCTAAAAAAGCAATTGAGAAAGACGATACTTTTAACCCGCCAAAAGACATGGACGGTAATTACAGTAAGTTGCAAAGACAGATAGAGTGCTTATATGAAGGTGCTTTAATACTTGGTACTAAGAAATTAATCAAATGGCAGTTAGCAGAAAATATGTTAAGGCCAAAGAGCGACTTTACTAAAGTTAAGATGAACTACAGTATTGTAGCTCCAAGAATGTATCAAGGTAGAATAGAGTCTCTAGTCAAGCGTATTACTGGATTTGCTGATATGATACAGTTGACTCACTTAAAGTTACAACAAGTAATGTCTAGAATGGTGCCAGATGGTGTTTATCTAGACGCAGACGGTCTAGCTGAGATAGATCTTGGAAATGGAACTAACTATAATCCCCAAGAAGCTTTAAACATGTTCTTCCAAACAGGTTCTGTTATTGGTAGATCTTTTACTGAAACTGGTGATATGAACCCAGGTAAAGTACCTATACAAGAAATATCAAGTGGTTCTGGTGGTCAAAAAATGCAAAGTTTAATTGGTACTTACAATTACTACTTACAGATGATACGCGATGTTACTGGTCTGAACGAAGCTAGAGATGGTAGTACACCAGATAAGAACGCTTTAGTTGGTGTTCAAAAGCTAGCTGCTGCTAATAGTAATACAGCTACAAGACACATACTACAATCTGGTTTGTTTTTAACGGCAGAAGTAGCTGAGCAATTATCACTTAGAGTTTCAGACATAATAGAATACTCACCTACTAAAAATGCTTTCATACATGCTTTAGGAGCTCACAACGTGGCTACACTAGAAGAGATGAGCAATCTACATTTATATGATTTTGGTATATTTATAGACTTAGCTCCAGATGAAGAAGAGAAAGCTATGTTAGAAAATAACATACAAGTAGCTTTAGCTAAGGGTGGTATAGATTTAGAAGATGCTATAGACGTTAGAGACATAAAGAACATTAAGTTAGCTAATCAAGTATTAAAGCTTAGAAGAAAAAAGAAGCAGGAGAAAGATCAATTAATGCAACAGCAGAACATGCAAGCTCAAGCTCAGGCTAACATGCAAGCACAACAAGCCGCTGCTCAAATAGAAATGCAGAAAGACCAAGCTAAAATGCAGGGTTTGACCCAGTTGGAGCAGGTTAAAGCTCAACTAGAGGGTCAAAAAATGCAACAAGAAATAGCTGGTAAGAAAGAGCTTATGATGCTAGAGTTTGAGATGAATCAACAGCTTCAAGGCATGGAGCAGGGTAAAGTTGATGATAAGGATAAAATGAAGGAAGACCGTAAAGATGAGAGAACTAGAATACAAGCATCTCAGCAAAGTGAATTAATAGAGCAAAGAAAAACAGGTAAACCACCTAAAAGCTTTGAGTCATCAGGTAATGATATACTTGGTGGTGGCATAGGTATGGAGGATTTCATACCCAGATAGTTACTAATTTATATTTTATATTATGGAAGAAAACGAAAAAGTAGTTGAAGAAACTACTGAACAAACCCAAGAAACTAAGATTGATGAATCTAAGTTTGAGTCCGCTGGAGATGACTCAGTTTTTAAAGTAGATTTAAGCAAACCAGTAAGTGATGAAGAACCAGAAGAAGCTGCAAAAGCTGCAACTGACGACGAAGGAGTGGTTAGAGTCGATGAAAGTACCGATGCCGTTCAAGAATCAGAAGAAGTACAGCCGGAAGCAGAAGTACAAGAAAGACCTGTATTAGAAGAAATAACTTCAGAAGAAGTAGAGGAGGTTGCCGAGCAAGTTGAAGAAGCCATAGCCGAAGCACAAGCTACAGGGAATCCACTACCAGAGAACGTTCAGAAACTAGTCGACTTCATGGAAGAGACTGGTGGTAGTCTAGAAGATTACGTTGAGTTAAATAAAGACTACAACGATCTTGACAATGAGACCGCTCTAATGGAGTATTACAAGAAGACTAAACCACATTTGAACGCAGAGGAGATAAACTTCTTGATGGAAGATTCATTTAAGTACGATGAGGACTTAGACGATGAAAGGGAAATAAAAAGAAAAAAATTAGCGCTTAAAGAGCAAGTTGCCAGTGCTAAAGCCTACCTAGACGGGCAAAAGTCTAAATATTACGATGAGATTAAAGCAGGAAGTAGATTGACGCCTGAAGCGCAGAAAGCTATGGATTTCTTTAATCGTTATAACAAAGAGTCAGAAGCAAAAACTGAATTAGCTGAAAGACAAAAACTTGTATTTAATAAAAAGACTAACCAAGTCTTTAGCGACAAATTCAAAGGTTTTGAATATAATGTTGGCGATAAGAAGTACAGGTTTAATGTTAAGAACGCTGAGAACGTAAAGTCAACTCAAAGCGACATAAACAACTTCATTAACAAGTTTGTTAATAAGGATGGTGTTATAGATGATGCTCAGAGTTATCATAAAGCTTTATACTCAGCTAATAATGCTGATGCGATTGCTCAGCACTTTTACGAACAAGGTAAAGCCGACGCTTTAAAAGACAGTGTTGCTAAAAGCAAGAATGTCAATATGAATCCTCGACAGGCGCATGGAGAGGTTGAAGCAGGTGGTCTTAAGTTTAAAGTGCTAGGTGATAATACTTCTGATTTCAAGTTTAAAATTAAAAGTAAAAAATAACTTAACTTAAAAGACATTTAATTATGGCAATTACAATTGGAAGTGGACCGGATGCGGCTCCACGTAAACAAACTCTACAATCAAACTACATTGACTTCGCAGGAAGTTCAACTGGTTGGGAGCAACAATACTTACCAGATCTTATGGAGAAAGAAGCCGAGATCTATGGTAAAAGAACTATTTCTGGTTTCTTAGCTCAAATTGGTGCTGAAGAAGCTTCTGCTTCTGATAGAGTGGTATGGTCTGAACAAGGTCGTCTTCACTTAGCTTACACAGCAACAAATGCTAACGTATCAGCAAACGTATTTACTATCGCTAACGATGTTGATGGACACAATGTAGGTGCTGATCACGGTATCCGAGTAGGTGATACAGTTCTTATTTCTCAGTCTAACGCTACTATTAGAGGTTACGTTACTGTTAGAACTGCTGATGCAGCTACTATTACTGTTCTTCCTTACTCTCACGCTGATTGTGATGCTGCTGGTTTAACAGATGGTCAAGCTTACAAAATTTTAGTATACGGTTCTGAGTTTGGAAAAGGTACTGAAGCTCGTTCTTCTGCTAATGCTCCTGCATTCAAATCTCACTCAAACAAGCACATCATCTTGAAAGACTTCTACGAAGTATCTGGATCTGATGCATCTGCTATTGGTTGGGTTGAAGTTTCTGGTGAAGAAGGTCAAAACGGTTACTTATGGTACTTAAAAGCTGAAGGAGACACTCGTGCTC